AGCCAACGAAGTTAATGGCGAAGGTGCATTTGCGTCTGGGGGTATTGGTGGAGTAACTGATCCAGGTGGAAACACACTTGGTAATATTCCAACTGCCCAATTTGGTGTTTCTAGTGGTCCCAATGCCGTCAATCCTTCGGGTGATGCAGGCAGCGGTATTCTACGTCCAGAGCAAGCACGTCGTTTCATTGACTATGTCTGGGACGCAACTGTTCTCGCCAAGGATGGTCGTCGTGTGACTATGCGAGCGAACACTATGGAGCTCGAGAAGGTCAACGTTGGTGAGCGCGTAATTCGTGCAGCAAACCAGGGCGATTCTACTTATACTAACGCTGGCGCTACCTTTACCAAGGTAGAGCTAACGACTAAAAAGATCCGTTTGGACTGGGAGGTCTCAGCTGAGGCTCTCGAAGATAACGTCGAGGGTGCAGCCCTTGAGGACCACTTGGTTCGACTAATGACAAACGCATTTGCAAATGACATCGAGGACCTTGCTATTAACGGTACTGGTTCTGTCAGTGACGGCGGATTCTTAAGCATTATGGAAGGTTTTGTCCCACGAGTCAGAACCAACGGTGACGCTCACGAGTCTGTTGTTACCGTTACCGAGGATGCATGGACACCAGAGGTAATGCAGGGAATTATTCTCTCGCTTCCTCGCAAGTACCGTGCACTTAAGAGTAATCTTAAGTTCTATGCTGGAACCGATGCGTTCCAGGGAATCGTTGCTAATAACGGTACACTATCGGATGCAATTGCTGAAGCTCTTGGAAAGAATGGTAATACTCAGGGTAACACCCAGTCTTACCTAGACGGAGAAGGCCAGACATTTGGTGGTGCTCGCACCACTCGTGTCCTAGGCATTGACGTCATGGAGGTTCCATACTTCCCAGCAGGCTACGTTGACCTCACGTTCCCACAGAATCGCATCTGGGGATTCCAGCGTGACATCACCGTAAACCGCGAATATGTTCCAAAGAAGGACACCATTGAATACACCGTATTCGTCCGCTTTGGCATTCAGTGGGAAGAAGAGGACGCTATCGCATTTGCAGACGCAGCTGCGGATAGCTAATCTATAGTTAACCCTAGAGGAGGGCGGTGGCTTTTGCCTCCGCCCTCTTCTGTTATCTGTTATAATTATTTCTGGAGGTTTTTTAAAATGGCAGGGAAAACAAAAACAGAATCGGTAGCTGCAGAAAATAACATTAATTCTGCTTTAATTAAAGAAGATGCATCACAAGATGAAAACATGATTGGCTCATCACTAGACAACAGCCCCACAGTAAAAAAGACACCAGCACTAAAGCCAAGCGACAAAGGGGTCATATCTTCTGGAAGCGCAAGTATGCCAAAGAGTTCAAAGAAGTCAGAACCAAAACCTAAAATAAAAAAAGTTGCAATACTGTCAACTAAGAACGTGAACTGGCTAGGTGTAGGCGCTTTGGGTAAAGGGTACAATATCGTAACCCCCGAGCAAGCAGAACAGTGGCTAACGAGAAGTCACGTTCGTGAAGCTACTCCAGAAGAAGTGGCAGAAAGTTTTGAAGGCCAGTAATGGAAGTATTGAGGACTCCTCCATATAATTTGTCGGTAGATGTGGCTGTATCTGAACCCACGACTCCTTACGAATACACAATTACTGATATGTCGGATAACTCAACTATCTCTGGTACAAGAAGCTCAAACTCGAATTCCATTGTTTCTATTACCCTCGAGTCAAAATACGATACTCAATACTTAGTTTTGATAGATGACGAAGAGCACTTCTTTGACGTTGTTCGTCCATACGTAGACCCAAAGACTAAGGGTGCGACTGCATCAGAAATCACAGACTACGCAAAAAACGAAGAGCTTGCAAGAGCAATTATTGACTCTGTCGTAATAGAGGGATTCTATTATCAGAAGAGAATAATCCAGACTACCGGACTTGGTGCAGACTACATACCGCTTTGGGTAGATGCCAAGAAGTTATCAAGAATATATGAAAACAACGTGCTTGTTTATGACGCTGAGAACGAAGAGCTTTACGAAAAGGCATACGGATTGTCTGACGATAAGACATCAATAGTTGAAGTTTATCCAGACATAATTAATAGGCGTGAGGGAGCTTCAAATTATTTACCAGCGGCCTCATCTGATATGATTGATCTTAAGTATGTATATAAGGGATTTCCCAAAACATTTGACTATACTCTTGTTGTAGAACATGGATATAAGAGGGTTCCAAATGATATCGTTCGCGCTACAGAGCTTTTGATCGAAGACATTTCGTGCGGCAAGCTGGACTACTACAAGCGATATATCGCTGACTACAATACAGATCAGTTTAAGATTAAGTTTGATAACAAAGTTTTTGAGGGCACCGGAAATATTCTTGTAGACAAAATTTTGTCCAAGTATGCTAAATCAATTAGGCATCTAGGAGTTCTGTAGTATGGACTGTAACACCAATGATTTTATGTTTCCCCTTGTTGCAGATGTGTACTACCCCATAGTGGAGCAGAGCGCATATGGAAATATTAATAAAGTTTGGACGTTAGACAGGATGCTAATATGTAGCCTATCTTCTGCTGGCACAGCCTTTAAAGAGGAAGTAAAGCCCAGTGTTGCTATTACACAAGACAAAATTTTAATTGGCAGGCTGAAGGAAGACATTAGGTTTACAGAACGATCTGAGCGTAAAGCCATTACAAACATAATCGTAACTAACATAAGAGACAAGAACTGTAATCATATTTATACTGAAACCTCTGGACCTAGATCTGGAAAGTCTACAATGTTTGAAGTGGCGACTACGGAGCCATACACTGGACCGTTCGGTGCCGTAGAATATTACAAGGTTATTCTTCGTAGATCAGAGAATCAATCGGTGGATCTATGATAAAAGCAAGAGTAGATGGAACTCAAACAATTAAAGATTTGAACAATTTCATGAATTACGCCATTGGCTTTTTAGAGGGTGCGGATAGTGGTAAAAAAATCTTTATGGATAAGCTTGGGGAATCTGCAGTAAACTCCCTCAAACAATTCATTGACTCTAATGCAAGGGTTAGCCCCGATACGCTAAGCCACGTCTATGAGTGGTATAGAACTGGGAGTCCAGATTCAAGACTATTCGACATTAATTATACAGTTAGCGGAATAGGATTGTCGTTTAGATCTACATTTTCTCAATCTACATCAATAAAGCTTGGATCCAGGGTTCCATTTTACGACAAGGCCAGAATTATGGAGCAAGGCATTCCAGTAAGAATAGTGCCAAAAAAATCAGCTCCCCTAGTCTTCGATGACGACAATCAGACCGTGTTCACGCAAAAACCAATATCTATTGCAAATCCAGGAGGTACTGAAACGACTGGTTCATTCAAGAAGGTGTTTGATTTGTTTTTTGAAAACTACTTTTCTCAGGCTTTTCTGAGATCGAGTGGAATAGAGTCTAGGCTTAAGGACACCACACTGTTCAGTAAGAATGCCCCCGCTGGTGTCAGATATGGTAAGTCAAAGGGTATCGAGGCTGGATACCGATGGATAGCGAATGCGACGGTAAATTAATATGGCAATTAACTATCCACCAGTATTTATTAACGAGTACTTATCAGATAAGATTCCTCCATCTCTACCCAACAGATTTTCTTCAACCTTAATGTTCTTTCCAACACTGCCTACAAACCTAGAGGAGATGACAGAAACATTTCCAGATGCGGCCAACGACGTTTTTGCGGTATACGATAGGATGTTCAAGCTAAGAAGAACTCCATTCCCATACATAAAGTGCGAGCAGTTGCTATACTACTTCTACAAGACATCAGGAGATCCCGTTGCATTGATTGAAACTTCTCAAAGGGTTCAAGACCTGCTGGATAGGGGAGATGACTCCGCCAAGGATCTTAATGGTTGGATAGCAGATCTTTGGATATCTCAGGGTAGGAAGGATCTTCCAGAAACAGACATAGTTACAGGTCGGCAAGTTGAGAGAGACATTGTTACATTTTCTGGAACAGATTTTTACTTGCCCTACTTTCATGAAATCAGAATATTTCAGCTTGAAGAGACTAGAGACATTGTAGACTTTGGAACAGCCAGAACCTATGCTGGTAACAAGATAATTATAGATTATGATTGGCACGAGTCTGGCTCAAGAGAAATTACTAGTTAAAATTATATCTGATAATGATTTACATCACCAAAAGGATGGTATAATTTAAGCGAGGAAACAAACACCCCTTTAATCTATTATAAGGAAAAAGAGGTTACATACTATGGCATATACACGTGGCTCGAGTGCTAACATCATTGTTGGTGCAGCAGCACTATTTACGTACGAGCCTGCCGCGGGAGCTTCCGAGCTAACCGAGGCAGACTTGCCAGCATACGAAGATAACGTATCTTTTAAGACTACGCTTTCTGACGATGCGGACTACCGTAATGTTGGATATACTATGAACGGTCTAGAAATAGTCTTCCAGCCTGACTTCGGTGAAGTCCAGGTTGATCAGCTACTAGACGTTGCTAAACTATTCAAGCAAGGCATGCAGGTAAACTTGAACACAGCATTCGCAGAGGCAACTCTGGAGAATCTGCTGTTCTCTCTTGCAGGCAGTGACTCCGACCTAACCGTCACAGCTGGAAACCCAACCCTAAACCTGTCCGCAGGCGATATCGGTGAGTGCCCAGTCGAGCGTGGAATGGTTGCCGTTGGACCAGGAACTGGAGACTGTGCAATTGGAGATGAGCTAGAGCGCATCTATGTTGCATACCGTGCACTCTCAATTGAGAATGTTACAGTTTCCGCAAAGCGTGACGAACCAACAATGTACGAGGTGTCATTCCGCCTTCTACCAAATGACGCAGCGTCATATGGAAAGATCGTAGATCGCACAATCCCAGCTGCATAATAAGTAAATATAATTTAATATAAGCTGCCTCAGCATTAACTTGCTGGGGCAGCTTTTTTGCTATAATAGAACAATGGCAACCACAATATACGAATCAGGATTCATAGAGCTAATTGATGGAAACATCATATACATTACTCCACTAAAAATTAAATTTTTAAGACAGTTTATGGAAAAGTTTGAAGATGTCAAAAAAGCCAAAGGAGACGAGGACTCCATTGCTGCATTAGCAGAATGTGCCAGGGTAGCCATGCAGCAATACTGGCCATCAATAAAAACTATAGAAGACCTTGAGGACAACGTAGATCTTCCAACAATTTATAAAATATTAGACATAGCAGCAGGGATAAAGGTTAATAGCAAATCAAGAGAGCCAGTCAAGGACCAGGCTACGGAGAGTGGCTCAACCTGGGAAAAGTTAGACTTAGCAGGCCTAGAGTCTGAAGTGTTTTTGCTTGGTATCTGGAAAGACTACGAAGAGCTAGAATCTTCTCTATCCATGCCCGAGATACTAGCAACTCTAAATTCAAAAAGAGATTTGGATTATCAAGAAAAAAAGTTTTTAGCTGCCATTCAGGGCGTAGACCTAGATAAGCAAAGCGGCAAAAAGAATGAGTGGGAAGAGATGAAGGCCAGAGTCTTTAGTAAGGGGCAGGCATCCAATGCTAGTGACGTAGTCGCCCTGCAGGGTGCAAATGCTCAGAAGGCAGGCTTTGGCATAGGAATGGGGCTAAGCTACCAAGACCTTACAAAAAAATAGCTCTTTGTGATATAATGGTTCTAGCCTAACTATGGGCGAACGAGAGGAAACAATGGCGACAACAGTCAACGAAAAGAATACACTTGTACTCATCGATGGAACAAAGATTGAAGTTCGTCCACTCAAGATATCACTACTTCGTAGCTTTATGAAAAAGTTTGAGGGAATTGCAGCGGTGGCGGAAGATAACGATAAGTCAATGGATTTGCTTATGGGGTGTGTACAGATTGCAATGCAACAGTACAAGCCAGAGCTAGCGGAAGACTTAGGTGCCCTAGAGGATAACCTAGATCTTCCAACAGTATACAAAATTGTAGAAGAGGCTTCTGGAATTAAACTTTCAGACACTTCTGTAGCAAGCAATTTTGCACGATAATTAATAAGAGGTGCTAGTGAATGGCTGATATCCAGTCAAACTTAAGAATCAATGTAGACACTGGAAATGCTTTAGCGCAAATCAAGAGTCTACAGAGACAGATATCGGCTTTTCACGACTCCCTTAGAAATTCTGGAAATGCCGCAAATCAGGCAATCTCAAATAATCTTTCTAGAAATCTTTTAAATTCTGTAAATTCTACGCAGAAATTTTCTGCATCTTTAACAACAGTCAATGACGCCTCGCAGTCATTCACGAGCGCACTTGAGCGTAATAAGCTGTCCATGGGGCAGTATTTTAAGTTCGCAGGTGGCTCTACAAAAACTTTTGGCAAGCTATTTAAAAATGAATTTAATACAATTGAAACTGTTGCCCGCGAAAGAGTAAAGACTTTACAGACGCAGTATATCCGTATGGGAAGAGATGCCAACGGGGCACTTGAGGCCATTAAGGTCAGACCTCTTCGTCTAGACATGCAAAACCTGGGTACACAGGTTGCAATGACTGCACAGAAGCAGCAACTATTTAATCAGCTTATTAAGCAGGGGTCTACAAATCTTCTAAACTTTGGTAAAAATACTCAGTGGGCTGGTCGTCAGCTTATGGTTGGCTTTACAATTCCGCTTGCACTCATGGGATCTATGGCTATAAAAGAGTTTAGAAAGATTGAAGAGCAAGCTGTAAAATTCCGAAGAGTTTATGGAGGAATGTTTAACTCCAGTTCTGAGACTGAAAAGGCTTTGCAGAACGTTCGTGAGCTAGCAAACGAGTTTACCAAGTACGGAATCGCAGTCGAGAAAACCATTGATCTTGCTGCCAAGGTTGCGCAGATGGGTAACGCTGGAGCAGCACTAGAGCAGCAAGTTGTTCAGGCCACAAGGCTTTCTGTGCTGGGCGGCATGGAACAGATGGACGCACTAGATACTACGATATCGTTAACCAATGCTTTTGGAATTGAAGTTGAAGATCTGGCTAACAAAATAAACTTTCTTAATGCAGCAGAAAACCAAACAATTCTATCTATTGAAGATTTCAACACAGCAATACCTCTCTCTGGTTCTGTTGTAAAGCAGTTGGGTGGAGATGTAGAGGACCTCGCCGTTTTGCTAACTGCAATGCGTGAAGGTGGAATTAACGCCAGCCAAGCTGGTAATGCACTAAAGTCTAGCTTAGGTAGGCTTATTGCCCCTAGTCGTAATGCAAAGGAAACACTAGGAAGCTTTGGGATTGACGTTCTCGGCATTGTAAACGAAAATGCTGGAAACTTGATGGGTACTATCGATACCCTTGCGTATGCACTAAATGCGCTAGACCCATTGAGCCGAGCAAGATCAATCGAGGCACTCTTTGGAAAGTTCCAGTTTGCTAGGATGTCCACTTTGTTTTCCAATATCGTAAGGGATGGTAGTCAGGCCAGTAAAATACTAAAGCTAACTACAGCTTCTGCCGCAGAGCTGCAGGTCGTTGCAAATAGAGAGCTAAAGGCCGTAGAGGATTCTCCAGCGTTTAAGCTGCAAAAGCAAATAGAGCAGCTACAGGCAGCACTAGCACCTCTAGGTGCAGAATTTATAAAGGTTCTCTCACCGCTGATTGATTTCGGTACAAAGGTGCTGAAAAGCTTTAATAACATGGATGATGGGGCGAAGGCTTTTGTTACAAATGTAATAACAGCTCTCGGACTCATAGCCCCCGTTGCTCTTATGAGCTTTGGTCTGATAGCCAATGGTATTGCAAACTTTATCAAGGGCGCTAACTTTGTAAGAATTTTATTTGGTAAGCTAGCTGGAGCTGGCACTGGGTTAAATCAGATGACAACCTATATGACACAAGAACAGCTTGAAGCTACAGCGTCTGCTACATCGCTTGGTCACGCACACAGCCAGCTAGCTTCAACCTTCACATCTGAAAAAATTGCACTAGATGGCCTGATCAATTCTTATCGAAATGCCACATCTGCAATGTCTGCCTTTTCTGGTGTTAGTGCTCAGTCTAGAATTAGACCTGGAGCTGCACCAACTCAAACTAAGAAGTACGCATCTGGAGTTTTGAGCGTTCCTGGACCAAAGGGTAAGGGAGATGTTGTACCAGCTATGCTATCTCCAGGTGAAGCAGTTATACCAGCAAAACAGGCTGATAAGTATCGAGGATTTATTCAGCAAATGATTTCGGGTGGGGTACCTGGATTCTTCAAGGGTGGTTTTATTGGTATGCCAAAGTCTTCTAAGTCAGTTATAAAAGACAGAGAAGCTGGCAAAGAAATTTTCCAGAATGTTGCTAATAGCAAATATAAAAATGTTGCACCAACTGAGTATGGCCATCAGTTAGCTAAGACAACTGGTCACAGCTTTCCAATTTTTGGATTAGGTGGAGTTTACCTATCTCCATCTGGTAAAAAAGTTTTCGTAAAGCCAGTTAGAGACGAAAAATCCGCACTTGCTGAACAGAGGGGCACTCAGATTGCAAGGATGGCCCATGACCTAAAAGCTCCTGAGCAACGAATAGTTGTTATGCGTGACCCCACAGACATGAAAAGAAAGAGAAAGTTCTTAGCTCTAGAGTCAGACCTGAATCCGCAGTTTGTAAATAACGACGAAAAGGCTGTATTTAATAAAGAACAATACTTTAGGCAACTCACAGCATCACTTCTTAGAGCAGACAAAGACTTGGCTGCTGGAAACATGTTCGGTGATGTAGTAGCCGACGTTGGCCCAGCTGGAGTCTTCAGTCGTGCATCTGGTGTTAGGGACTATTCTTCCGACCTACCCTCTATGGAAGATCAGGCAACTGTAAACCTTCTTGGCGTTAAGGGCGGAGCAAAGCGGGCATTCGCAGAGTCAACTGTTGGACTAATGGGCGACATGGGCGGCCAACAATACCATCAGAGCATGATTAGGGAGATTCAGAGGGTACTACCCAAGCTTCGCCAGACAGTCGCTAGCTTTGGTCTGACAGATACAAAAGACATAGATGTTTATAATGGAATGATTAGGAGACTTGAAGAGGGCCTTAATGTAGACTGGTCTCGATTACACACAATGCACTCCGCTGTTAAGGTAAGTAAGCCAAGGCAGACTACGAAGCCGATGGCTGCCTATTCAGATGGCGTTTTGAGCGTCCCTGGACCAAAGGGCAAGGGCGACGTCATACCAGCTATGCTATCTCCAGGTGAAGCTGTAATCCCTGCAAAGAAGGCACAGAAATATCGTGGATTTATTCAGCAAATGATTTCTGGAAATATCCCTGGATTTCGTGGAGGAACTCCTGGACTTGGCATCGATGTGGGAGAGAAAAAGTTTAATCTTAATACCACGGCTTCTGCTGCAGCAATAATTCAGAAAGAGGCATCGACATTCGCAGCAACAGGGCAGGATGCTGCAAGGGTTGTGTCTCAAACTTTGTCTTTGATAGAAAAGTCTGTAAAAACTGGTTTGGGAGACTTTAGATCAAAACTTGCAATAATTAATGAAGCTGAAACTGGCATGGGTCCAAAACCAACTCTAGCAAGAGCTGGAAACGAAAAGGCCGCAGAAAAGGTTCAAGGAAAGCCAGGATCCGTTCCAAGCATTCCAAGGCAGGTTGCAAACGATCCAAACCTTAAAAGACCTTTTGACTTGGCAAGCGGACAAGCTCAAGGGCAGTATGAACATGCTATATCCAAGGGCATCAGCCCTAAAAAGGCAATTGACATAACTGGGTATGATCCTAGTGACCCTAGCAAAACTGGGGTTGAGCAATCTCATCGCGGCAAGATGGGCGCAATGAAGTCCGATCCGCTTGCTTGGGCAACTGGAGCAACAGACCTAGATTCTAGGATGGAAAATAACCAGATTGATGTTATGTCTAGGGGCGGCGAAGATGGACGTCAAATGCAAATCTTTGAGGCAGCAGCCAAAAGTCTGGGGCTAAACATAACGAGCCTTCGTGATACAATTTTGCAAAACTCAGCATTGTCAGAATCAGAAAGATCTCAATTCGCAGCCGTTACAAAGGAAGTCTCGACAAATCCAGAGCTTTCTGCTGGAAAATTTAGAACAAAAGCAGATGAAAACTCTTACATGATGAAGAATCAGATGCTTGATGCTGGCTACGAAAATGTCGATATTCAAAATCAAACAGACTATAGAGCATACGTAGATGAAAGAGATCCAGCATTCGCTGCAGTAGATCAAAAGAAGAGCGAAATAGTTAATTCTTCTAGAAGAGCGTTGGAAGAAAAAGATCCAGAGCTGGCTCAAAAAGCTTTTAATGTTGGAGACGAAATCGGAACTAACCTTGTTGCTGGAGCAAAGCAAGGTGCAGACGAAGAGGGAGATATGCGCTCCCCATCTCGTGAAATGTTCGAGCGGGGAAAGAACCTTGTTCGTGGAATACTTGACGGTGTTCAAGAGGGATACAGAGAGTCTTCCGGCGAAACTCTTCCAACTTCATCTGTTCCAAAGCCACCATCAATTCCAGGATTAGATGCTCCAAAGCCACCTCCAATTGTTAATCAGGATAAAGCTAGGGGGGCATCCATTGGAAAGAAGTTCTTTAAAAAGACAGAAGGATTCCTTGAAAACCAAGTTATGGGAGATGGAGCCTTTGGCAAAACAGCTATGGGCACAAATCTTAGAGACGCCTTTAATGCCAATAATGGCATAGGTCCCGCAGAGGACATAGGGGGGGAGACTCAGCTCGATAGGAGCAAGAGGGAGCTTTTAGCTCAGCAGCAAAGTATTCAAGCAGTAAACGGAGCTCAGCTTAACCAAGAAAAATCTATCAATATCGAGGATGGTATTCTCAATGATGAAGAAGCTACCAATATTCGTAATGAGGACGGATCTCTAAAAACTAGAAGACAAATTATTCAAGAAGAGAAGGACCTTCAAAACAAAAAAGCAATGAATCAAAAGCAGCAAAATCGAGAAGACAAAAAACTTATTGCTCAAGATAGAGCTCAGAAACGTCAGTCTCGTGCAGGAAAAGCTTTGGGTATTTTGGGGACAGCTTCTATGGTGTCAGGAATGGCTTCTGGCGTGGAGGGTAAGGTTGGGGAAATTGCACAAAAAATAATGCCAGCCCTATTTGCTCTTTCAGCAATTGCTCCAATCCTTATGGCACTTTCTTTGCCTCTAGCAGCACTTGCATTAATAATTGGTGGAGTTGCTTTTGGCTTGTACAAGTGGAACGAGATGATAGAGAAGTCTAGAAAAGAAGGTGAGGCTCTTGGTAATGCCTTGACTTTGTCCACCGACAAGCTTATAGCTTTTGCTGAGTCTACTGGCAAGGTGTCAGCCACGGAGGAGCGCAGAGCAACTGAGGTAAATCAGCTTTCCGGAGAAAGCGAAAAGACTAGAAAGTTTGGGATGACGTTCCTGCAGTCTGATGGAGGCAAGGGGCTTCTATCAGACATAGGTACAATGACTTCTTCTGGAATGGGCAAGCAAGAGTCTGCAGAGGCGTCTGGAAGACAGCTAGCTATGATGATGGCTCAGGGTCTCATAAGCTCTGGAGAGGCATACAGTATTGCTGCAGCAATCGGCACTGAGCTGAACGATTATAATTTCTCTGCGAGCCTGGTTGGATCCCTGGTAGAGCTTACTGGCCCAAACGGGGAAGACCTAACCAAGGACCCCCTGAAGGTAATGGTTGCCATTCAAGAAGAGTCTATGTCGAGTCTATCTGACTTTGTAGCACTAGCTGCAGACCAAGAGACTTTGGCAAACGACGTCAAGGATAAGATTTCAGAAAAAAGGATTAAGGCCAGAACAGAAAGAGACTTGCGTTTTGCCCAAGGCGGATTGGATGGCTTTGCGGCAGGATTTGAAAGCCTCATGGCAGGGGCAAGCAACTTCTTCGCCGATACCGGAGCAGAGAATCCAATGGATTGGCTACTCGAAGACCTGACCTCAGAAGAAAATGCTGGAATTGTTGGAAATAATGACTTAGAGTTTATTATTGAAAAAAACAAGGAGTCTGCAAAGCTTCAGTCCGCCAGCATTCAGGTTGGAGTAAATCAGATACAGCAAAATCAGCAGCTTCTAGACTCCCTGACCAAGCAATACTCGACTCAAATAAAGCAAAAAGAAGAACAAGTTGCTCAAACCAGGGATGCAGAAAGAAAGCTAGCTTTAGAAAAAGATCTAGAAGCACTCTATGCGAAGAGAGATTCAGACTTAGCTACACTTAATGCAAGAAATGCGACATCTATGGATCAGATAGTTGCAATGAAGGACACCCTAGATCCTGGAGTGTTTGACAAAGCCATAAAAGCTTCAGTGCTTTCTCAGTTTGAAGATGACGACCCGATGAAAATACTTGCAGAAAATGCAGTTAAGAATCTTAATGCCTTAGAAGACTCTAGCTTTAAAACTCAGATTCAATTGCAGTTTGCCTCTGGAGAGCTGAGCATGGATGGTGTTCAAAAGCTTCTTGATATAGTGGATAAAAACCCCAGAGTAAAATACAGGTTTGATGCAATTGTCGACATGAAGGGGGCCGCTCAGGGGGGCCAGCTTCTAGACTTGTTAGTAAAAACTGGTATGAGCGAAGATGGAATAAGCAGACAAATCGATATTTTTGCAGGAATAAGCTCAACTGAAGACTTTGACCAGAGAATGGAAGCCCTAGCTCAAGTAGCTAACATGGCTACTGAGTATGGGTTTAGAGTAAATCTAGAAACCACAGATAATAAAAATACATTAGAAGATGTCACGAGAATGGTCAATCTCATAAAAGACATGCCAGATACGGTTACTCAAGAATTCTTGGTGGAATTTAATAAAGACTTGAAAGATCCAAACCTTCAGGCAATTATTGACAATTGGGATACCATTTTCGGCGTGGGCATGACTGGCTCAGCACAAGTGTTTGTTGATTTTGTGGCAACTGGAGATTTTGACTCGATTAGCAGATACTTTGATAGCCTCGGCCTAGACGCACAAGCAAGGGCTGCATATGGTCAGTCTATGGCGATGAGCCCAGGATTCGAGCAAGAGATAAGAGCCAAAGCAGCAGCTAATGATGTCGCGAACCGACTTAACAAAACGGAAGATGGAGAAACCGGATCGTCCCAACAAGACCCTAGCGGGAACGAGTCAGACCCAGTTGAAAACATTCTTAATAAACTAAAGCAGTTAAGAAACCATACGATTGATGCTACTGGTGGTTTTAAAGAACTGCTTCGTGTTCTTGGGGGCAACAAGGAAATAACAGTATTTAGGGGAATGGACCAACTTAGCTTGGGTGCAAAGTTTGGCAAAGAGTTTGCTGGATACCTTTCTGGATTAGACGAAGACACGCGCAAACTTTTTGTAGAGTTTAAAAAGGGTGGGCCAATCCTTACAAAAACTGGCCAAGCAATGCGGAAGGCATTTGCTGATGTTGCAATTGGTGAATTCCAGATAAATCTAGTAGAATCCATGACTGCTCTTTCAAATCAAAGAACTGCAATGGAGACACTCACAGAAAAAGGTGTCGAGTACGCAGATGCCCTTAAGCTAGCAACAAATGAAACCATAGCACTTGCTATTGCTTCAGGAGAGCTAAGCGGAAGAGAGCTAGATGAATTAATCGGTAAAGTAAAAAAATTCAGGAAAGAATCAGAAATTAGTAGTGTCATAGATGACGTTAACAAGGCGATAAATGATTTTGTCGATGACCTATCCGTAAGAAGAAAGATAAACCTAAACTATTCTGACCTGCAAGAGCAAGCAATCCTTAATGACGGCACCCTACGGGCAATGGTTAAGCTTGGACAGGCTGGCTCAGATGCCTTTAAGACAAGACTTCAGCAAATAATGTCAAGCCCAGATTTCTTAAATGATGTATTCTCAAGGGGCTTTTCGAATGTACAAGAAGCATTTAGAGTGCAAGAAGAGCAATTGGCTAAATCTTTTGAGAATGCACTAAAGAGTGGAACACTAGCAGACTTCAGTTTTGCTGAAAAATTCGGTATTGATGAGCTAGCAACTATGATAGGCATGACTGAACAGCAAATAAAAGACTTAATGGACATAGATGGCCCAGTATCTATAATTGAGATTGCCGAGCAGCAGATAGCTACCTTAAACTATGAGATGGATGACTTCCAGGCACAGCTAGATGAAATTAGCCTAAAAGAAGAAAAGATTAATAGCAAGTACGAGGAAAGACTCTCTGCTCTAGATAAGACTCTAAAGATAAACAAGGAGAATGCAGCTATACAGAAGAGCCAGCTTTCGCTTGCATCAGCATTATCAACTGGAGACATAGCAGCAGCAGCGAAGGCTGCTCAAGAACTTAGACAGCAGCAAGCAGATGCCAGAGAAGTAAGCCAAAAGAACACCCTTGAAAAATCTAGAGAGCAAGAACTAGCGGCAATTGTATCGTCAAACCTTCTAACCAGAGAAGAGATTGAAACCAGGGTTAAAGATATACAAAGAAAAATAGCTGATATAGAAGAGTCTAGGCTAGAGCCAGCACAAAGACTACTGGAGTTGTCAGGACTACTAGAGAGCAAGCAGCTAGATTATCAAACAGTTTTGAATAAGACTAAAGAAGCTTGGGATAACATTAAGCTATCTGTCGATGCAGCAAACATAACTGGAAAAGACTTTATCGATACAATGAATGCTGCGATAGCAGCAGCTGCCGCATTGCCAGGAGCAATTGCTGCCCAAAACGATGCACTTGGTGGAGCAGGAGAGCCAAGACCAGCTAATTCGACAGAAGCAGCTGCAGCGCCAGAAGCGATTAAGCCAAGAATTAACTCATCATACACTGTTGCTGCAGAAGAACAAGCTGCTGGAAACACCAGGGCAGCCGTTATAGATAGGGACACGGCGAAGACTGCTGCTATAGCTGCTGTTCGGGATGGAGGACTATCGGTTGGGAACACAACAATAAAGGCTTCCAGCACTCTAAATTTTGCTGAGCAAGTCCAAGCTATTGTTCTTTCTAATAGAGAGGCATTTGCTAATTCCACAAGCGCTTCTCAAAAGAGTGCTCTTCAAAAAGAAAACATTGCATTGATGCAAGCGTCTGGTCTAAGGTTTGCTGCTGGAGGCGCTGTGCCTGGAGATATGGGTGGCGGAAAGATAAGAAGATTTGCCGCTGGCGGTGGAGTAAAGTATTATCCTATGGGAGGCCTTATTCCATACAAGGCTCAGGGTGGACTTTTCCAAAGCATTAACACGGATACTGTGCCAGCAATGCTAACTCCAGGAGAGTTCGTGGTTAGGCGTTCAGCCGTAGATGGCTTTGGAGTTAATAATTTAAAATCAATAAATAATGGCACATACGCAGGCGAATCAGTGTATAATTATAGCGTCAACGTAAACGTTAAGTCAGACTCAAATCCAGATCAAATAGCTAGATCCGTAATGAATCAAATTAAGCAGGTAGACTCTATGAGACTAAGGGGTAGTAGGTTCTAATGGCAACTAAAGATTACCTATTAGGAAGAAAAGGCCAGCGTGGCCGTCCACAGGGTATGCTGTTTTCAGATAATCCAGGTACCATCGTAGACGGTTTCTATATTCCTAATGGAATAGAAATTGGGGCAGACACAGCAGAAACAGATGAGTCACTTTTGAGTCAATTTATAATATTGTCTGATGACAATAGAGATGCGATATCCATGCAACAAGATCGAATTGAGCAAAGACAAAGAATGATTAATGGAAGAATGCGATCATATCATATTGCAGATAAACTTAACATTAATACTTCTTGGAACATGTTGCCATCAAGAGCGTACTCGCTCCCCGCAGACTTTGACGAATCTACTGGAAAGTCTCCATATGAAAACTCAAACAACCAGGAATACACTACCGATGGCGGAGCAGGAGGTGTTGAGCTTTTAGATTGGTACAATAATCATCAGGGTTCTTTTTGGGTTTACTTAGCATACGATAATTACAAAAACTTTGGAGATGACTCATCCTCATTTAATAAATTAAATAGATATAATGAAATAGTTGAAGTATTCTTCGCAGACTTTCAGCACAGTGTTGAACGTAGAGGCGGAAGCAATTATGACTTTTGGAATATATCTTTGGCACTGGAAGAGGTATAATGTTCCAGGACCAAGAGTTAAAAAATCACCTAGAAACTTCATCCGTAATAAAACTAGAGTCTTCTGTTATTGCAGAGTGGAACATGAATATTGCAGAAAATGTTTCTAAGATAGGAAACTATCGGTATAGGCCGCTTGAAAGAATAACCCTACCAGTTGCTGAGCAGAGTGTCTATGCAGCATTGCCAAATAATTTTACGGAATATGACGAGGGCAGATTCTATACTGGAGCAACAGACGCAGACACCATCTTTGATGGCGGAGTAGATGACCAAGACATCCCTATAACATTCTTATCTCAAAAAGAAAAAGAAAAGCTTTTATTTTCTTTAGAAGATTGCTTCAATAAGTTTAGGCCCAGGTCTGGTATAAATAAACTAAGATACTTTGGTGATAGATACACATTTCACTCAAATCCAGAGCAAGCAAGACGTCCAAGGTATTACATGGCACACAAAGATGACCAGTTTAAATACTGGACATCCTACCGTACCGATTCTGGGGTAGAACGTGGAATAGCAAACCAACCATACCAAAATCAATATTACATAGACGACACAGCTCCATTTATAGTATATAAAAACCAGGTCCCAGCAAATAGAATTGTAGTAAAGATGCAGACGAATGTTGGGGACATCGACTTAGGTCCATTCTCCAATATATCCTCTCCCTATCCAGATCCATTTTATGGATATCAAAATCAGACTACTCCAGCAAAGTGGAAAGTTCAGTACCTCTCTGGAGATAGCTGGATTGATGCACTATCGTTTGATGTGAACTCATCCAGGACTGATGGAACAGCAATTATCAAAAGTGATGGCTACATTGAGATATCCTATGGGCTAATCATTCCAGAACAATACAAAGATATATTCGTAAAGTCTGGGGGCTACTCTTCAGAATCCTTATTGCCACAAATCAGTTTCTTGGGTTCTTCGTACTTAGTAAAAAAATCTGCAACAGATGTAGGTAGGTATTATGTATGGAGCGGTACTTCTTATGAGACATTTACTCCGATTTACGGCTGGTATTTACAAGAACAAGACATGAATGAGAACACTGCACTTGTTTCAGAAATGACAAATCCAGAAACATACTTGGATGAATCAAACGGAGAGATAAGAAATACAGAGTTTCAGTATCTATCTGGTCTTCGGGTAGTAGTAGATACTATGAATGTTCAAGATTCAACATTTGATCTTATAGAGCTATCTCCAAGATTAAAGACAGATCTTTCTGAAAAAACTGTGTCATTTCAAATTTCTAAAAATGCCTCTGATCTTGGCATTAGCGGTATGCCAGTAGGTCAGCTTCTGGCATCTACTGGATCAATAGAAATCTTTGACTATGATAATGCTTTTATTAAAGAAAATTCAAATAGCATAGTTTCTAGTTTTATATCAAATAATTTTCAAATTAAATTTTATGAAAAAATATTTCTACCATCAAAACTGGTGAAACATGTGCCAGTTAAAACAATGTACTCTGACGGATTTCCAAAAGCCAACGCCAACAATAGGTCTATTAATATAAACCTAAGAGACCTATTCTTTTACTTTGAGTCAACTAATGCTCCACAGGTATTAATACAGAACGCCTCTGTTAGCTATGCCGTATCTCTTATAATGGACTCAATAGGATTTGCTAATTATAAATTCTTAAAAGCATCTGAAGAATCAGAGACTGTTATTCCATATTTTTATGTTGGACCAGATATGACGGTAGCTCAAGTTCTTAATGATATAGCAATCTCAACTCAAACAGCAATGTTCTTTGATGAATACAATAACTTTATCATGATGAGCAAAGAGTATATGATGCCAGAAGAATCTACCAGAGATGTAGATTTAACGCTATTTGGATCAAAGGACTTTATAAAAGATGAAGCTTACACAAACAAGCAGACATCTGCGTACCTTGCAAACATTGAAGAGGTTACCTCTCAGGATAACGAAGTTTATAATGATGGAAAAATAAACTATACATCTAGATATATTCAAAGATCAGTGGGAACCATTCAGCAAGCGTCACTTCTGGATGAGGAAAAATTTTGGACATATAAGCCAGCACTTCTTTGGGAGGTCACCGGAACTGAAGCTACTAAGTCTCAAAACGATCAGTCAAATACTCAATCAAGCTATGTGCTTTCGGCTATGCCATTAAACTCTGACCTTAGCCAATTAGTTCCACAGGTCATAAATAGGCAAGTGGTTAATAACGTAATTGATTTTGGAGAGGGGATTTACTGGTTGAGCAGGTATAGGGGCTATTTCTATGCAAACTCAGAAGTAGTAAAATATGATGCAATTCAGTTTAACATTTCTGGTACTGGTAATGTTTGGATATCTAGTACACAAGAGTATCAAAAATACTTTTCAACAATTCCATTCAATGGAAAGCTGTACCCCACTGGCCTAGTAAGAATATACTCTGAGCCTAGTTTTGAGGTTATAGATGGAACCACCTACCTTTCAAATGGCGCTGTCGTAAAGCATGGCAGGGGGCAATTCGGAACTGAGATTGTTTCTCATACAGCTGGAATAGATCCTTATTGGTATGATAATGACAACGTGCGAGGATGTACCATGTCATCATCACACCTTTTTTCCAATAACCCTGTTCCCACTACAGAAATTGGGGCAGCTGGGATTAACAATATTCTTGCAACAAAGACAACAAGGAATAGCATTATCCATAACTTTATGAGCAGTTCCTTTATTAACGAGAATACAGCAAACAATCTTTATTCTACTCAGAAAGGTTCTGTACAGGCATCCGCCCTAATCATGAATGGTCCCAGATTTAACACCACAGAATCCCCCCTTGATTTTATTTCATATGTACATAAGCCACTAACAAATAAGTTTAAGCACTTCGGAACAAGGATGAGGATAATCGGAAAGATTGAAAACAATGAAAATAGAGGTCAGACCCCAGTAGGAAGTACTTCATACTACGAAGCTCCTGGCGCAACCCCAGCTAATAATATTAATATTGGTGGAGCTTCTGGCGGACTGGCCGTAATGATTAATCCAGAAACAAACAACGGATACTATTTTGAGCTGATAGCCTTGACAGACATTGACGGAACCACGCAGGATACTGGACCAGATATCTTTAACTTAGTGTTTTATAAGATAGAAAAGAAAGTCGGAGCTTCTTCAGCCATACCAGTAAAGCTGTGGACTGGACTTGCGAATATTATAGCTGACAGCGGAAGCTTCGTTGGTCAGTCTCGTATGGTTGGCGAGACAAACTCTACCGTATATGACGTCGCAGTCGAATATCAAAACTTTGGAACATCTAGAAGATTTTATTTATATATAAATAATAAGCAGATTGCAACGGTAGATGACCCTAGCCCACTGCCAGAATATAACAACATGGGATTATTCGTAAGAGGTTCTGCAAGGTGTATGTTTGAAAACATATATGCCATTGCAAACAACTACAGCCAAAACACAATATTTGCACTCGACACTCCAGTAAGCTCAGTGTTTGATGACGACGAAGTCCTTGTTAGCGAATCATTTAGAAAATATTCTATGAGCGGTATCGTAAAGCAAACCTATCTCTCTGGTGTTAGCTCATCAGAGCCGCCGAAATACAACATGTACTTTGATGAGTTTGGAACTATTATGCGAGAGGCCTCTTACTTTAATGTAAGATACGATAAGGCTTACCCTGCATTGTACGCAAAGCTTTCTCCTACTTATAACAGCATAAAGGGCTATACTGTATCTGGCTTCTTAGCTGGGGCATACGGTGCAGAGTTCTTAATATTTAATGCCACAGATACAGCTTTAAGCCTAGATGAAAGTAGCGGAAATTATCTTAGGATTCAGGGTGTTACATTCACACAGGAGTCAGTCAATGAATTAAGTGTGGATGAATATTTTTCTAGAAAGAGTGACTTTTCTAATATAGACTTTGTTCCTACTAGCACCATATCTTCTCCATCTGTAGCCAAACAACAGTACCAAGACATTAAATTCAGTCGCATGACCCATGGCAAGAAAGAGTTTTCTCTACAGGCGCCATACATTCAAAGCCAGGATGATGCAAATAATCTTATGGGGTGGATGATATCTAAAATAATGAAGCCAAGAAAATCTTTAGGAATCAAAATTTTTGCAATGCCGATTATTCAACTTGGAGACATCGTAAAGATAGACTATACAAATAAAGATGGGGTATCTGAAATTACAAACCCGTCAAGCAGGTTTGTAGTGTATAGTATTGAGTACGACAGGTCATCTGCTGGACCATCTATGAACGTATATGTTAGCGAGGTTGTGTAGTGGTAAACCCAACACCAATGATTCCAGAGTCTACCGCAAGCTCTTCAGAATTAGGGATTAGAGTAGCGAGTCCCGACATCATTCTTATTGACAACGAAGCTCTATCGATAGAGCTTATGACAAACTTAGTCTTTGAAAATATCGGTGGCAGAGAAATTCTAAGCATTTCCAGAAGCGACACCGTAAATGGACAAAGTATAATTTATCAACCAATATCAAATTTAGCAAACATCAACCTAAAATATAATCCACTAAACATAATTGCCCTGCAGAATACAGCAGATAACTTATTTAGAAGCTTCGCCATTGAGCTCGGAGATCATGTTCCAATAGTGGGGTCTGGCCCTGACGGTACATTTGTATATTCAGAAATTGGCACAGGCAACCTAGTCGTTGATCTTATTTCGTTAGATCCAGAATACGAAGTAGAAATTCAAGTTCTTGCGGCTGGAGAGATTCTAGATGATACAATATATTAAGGATTATTATGATAACAAATACTGGTAAAAACATTCTTGCTAAATATCTGGTTGGGCAGGCACCAGCTTACGCCTCTTATATTGCTGTAGGCTGTGGCCCACAAGCTGTAGATAGAGATCTCGGAACCTTTGGAGACTATTCTTCAAAAAACTCTTTAGACTTTGAGATGTTCCGTGCACCGATTATTTCAAGAGGATACGTAAACGAAGATGGAATAGATAAGATCGTTCTTACTGCAGAAATGCCTACAGAAGAAAGATATGAAATTACAGAAATTGGAATTTTTTCAGCTGGGGCAAACCCATCAGCTTCAAATGTTGACAGTCGTCTTTTGTATGGATTTACTCAAACAGAGAACTGGGAATACCACTCTGAAACGCTTGCCGAATCTATTGAAAGTATTTATAGTCCACTAGATGGTGGTAACAATGATAATATTATTATTGGTGAATATGACCTATATAATAGTGGAACTCCAAAAGACTATCCAGTATTTCAAACAAATGCAGATAACAGAATCTTTACACTAGAAGACAGAGTTCTTAGAAACGAAAGATGCAGGTTCTTAAATAACATTATTATGATGCGTGGAAACACTTCAGACATTTCCGTGGGGCTAGATGGAAGGCTTAATGTAGATTCTGGGAACCACATTCATCTTAATGGGATCAACACATCTATTTTTGATAGGCAAGCCCCGACAGATGAAATCAGGTTTGCTTTTTCTTTAGTTAATAAAGATGGTGGGTCTTTTCAGACGCCAGATGAGGTTAGAGTAATACTTGAGTTCGCATCTGGTGAAGGAGCATCGGTGGAGGACTATGAGTCAGCAAGGTTTGAGTTTGCTTTAGAGAATGGAACTCAGCCAGGACAATTTGATTTTTCAAAAAATAGATATTTTGTTGTAACGAAGCAGCTACAAGAGCTATTTAAAAGCTCTAACTTTTCATGGACAGCAATGAACCTAAGTAAAATATACGTTTCTGTTGTTGATGATGGCTCTCCATCCGAAGAATACTACATAGCAATTGACGCGATAAGAGTTGAAAATGTAACAGCTCAAAATCCATTATATGGTTTAACTGGATATTCTGTAGTTAAAAGTATAGACGCTCTTCCATTAATTAAGATAGCCAATACTACAAACTACATTGAGTTTAGATTTGCGATAGGCATAGAGTAATGGTAGACAGAGGAATCAAAAAGGCAAAAGTTATAGAGCGGAACCTTCCAGACATCATACCTACACTGCAAGGATATCTTGTTAGGTATAGAATTGTATCAGAGGACCGAAACAGGTTGTCACACTGGTCTCCTATATTTTTAGTTCAACCAGAATACACATTTGTTTCTGGAAATACTTCGCTAGGAAAATCATTAAATCATGTTGATATAGTTTGGGATTCTGTCACAATTGAAAAAGATGGGGCATATATCAGGAAAGCAAGAGATTATGATGTTTGGCTTAGGTGGGACAAGGGGGATGGTGGAGACTGGATCTATGCAGAAAGAGTGCAGCAAAATTCAGCAACGTTTATTATTCCAAATACTTATTTCATTGAGGGGATAGATCAATCGACCAAGCCAGATGTGCTTACAGTAGAATTATTCCTAAAGGGAAGACCAATAACAAGGGACCTAGACTTTTTAAAAGTTTATACTATTGGACCAGAAGCAGTTTAGGTGCTATAATAGGAGAACTATGGCAATTATACCACTACCAGAAAGAGGTCAGCCACTTGACCTCACATATATTTATCAGATAGCAAATGCAATTAATAACATTTCTACTCAGGTATCTTCCTCGACATACAAGTATGTGACGATTGATACCCCTAGTAATGGCAAGCAGAGCCTAAACAACTCTGAGACAAGAATGATCGCTGCCTACAAAGAAGTCGTAAATAATACGACTGTCAATGCTGGAAATGAAAAATCATTCGAGTACTTCATTGAGCCAGAGCTAAAGTATCCACCAATCGTAACAGCAACACCAATAAACATTGCTGATACATCTGCTGGCAAAAATGTAAGCGTAATCCTTAAAAGCGTAACTACTTCTAGGGTGGAGGGTGTTGTTAGGTTTAACTCTAGCGGAGATGCCTCGGTAGCTGTCAATATTATTATTATCGGCGTACCAAGCTAGTCGGTTAATTTTGGCACCGAATCCAAAACGTGGCTATAGAACTCGAGAAGAGTACAACGAGGCTCAAATTATTCCTGGCAATAAAAAGGTTTGGTTTTTAAATGGAGATCTTGTAAGATCTCATCACATAAATAGAGCAAATGGAATAATGTCTGTTTATAACATTATTCATGATAGGATTGAAAGCTGCTTAGTTTTTGATTTTAAAAGAAACAGGGAGCGAGCCTACACAGTGGGAGAGGCGGCTGATCTGGTAAATAGGCACAAGAAGTATATGCCACAGCTTATGAAGCGTGAAGTGATCCCCCGTCCGACAGGCTCTCAAAAAGGAGGGGCAACTGGATGGCAAGTAAGAAGTTATTATTCAGAGTCGCAAGTTAGAGAGATTCGTGATATACTTGCTTCCTACTCTATGGGGAGACCTAGGGCAGATAAGCTTATAACAAATAACATAACTCCATCTCCACAAGAGTTGACTAGAAGGATGGGGGATGGTATACTAACTTATACAAGAACAGAAGACGGAAGATTCATCCCAGTTTGGGCAGAGAGCATTTAAGAGAGAGAGAATGGTCATGAATAACGAAGACACTAAGGTAACAGTCGGCTTGGGGTATACCCTCAACCTAGGAAACTTTCAATCCTTGAGAGTGGACATTAGCGTTGCAGACAGCAAGCGTGATGGAGAAAACACAGAGCAAGCTTTTGATCGTGTCTACGCATTCGTAGAAGAGAAGCTGTCTGATAAGGTTCGAGAAGCCTCGTCTGAACTAGACAAGTAATGGCTGATCGCAAGGAGAGATTCTCTTTGCTCAGCCGATACGGCAAGTATCATACTGCACGGTATGAGCAGAGACCTCAAATCAATTTAAACGTAGAACAATGGGCAGCAGACGCTCTAGTAGAGTCTTATACCTTAGAGTATTGCTACGACCTGCTACAATACTATTTCGAAGTAGCCCAAAATCCAACATGGAAATATTTTGCCAACTACGCACATGACATCATTTCTAAGCGTGAAATATACAAGCAAGATTTATCCGAGAGACAGCAGCGAAGAGCTGCAGCAAAGAAGTGGTTGAGTGAATAACATAGAGTCCAAACTAATATCTGCAGTCCTAGAGGATAAGCAGGTGCACGTTTTGTTACAGGCAAACGTGGACAACCTTCTCCGTACCCATAAAGACATCTGGGAGTTCATACGAACCTACTCTGAGAGGAATGGGTCCGTACCTCCAACTTCAATACTTGTAGAAAAGTTTAGGGACTTTCAGCCTGTCCCAGGAATCGGAACCACCAAGTATCACTTGGAAGAGTTGCAGGCAGAGTATCTTAATGATAGCCTAAAGGACATGATCCGCACGGCAGCATCAGATATTCAAAATGGCGAAGGCGTCAAGGTATTGGAGTCATTAATTACTGATACCTCTGCCCTAAAGAAAAACACCTCTGCCATCAGGGACAT